CCCGAACACAGGTACGATAGGAGTGATGAGGAATGACCGTTCTAGATTACCCTGCATTTGGAGACGGAGAGATTGAGGACGCTTTCAACAAGGAGGCTAAGCAGTTGCAATTGAGATTGTGGAAGGCTATGAGCAGAGAGGAGAGGATGTTCGTAGCCACTCGCCTCGCTGTGGAGTGCCCTGTCGATACCCCATGGCCAACGATGTTCATCGACTTCAATGGCTACATCAGAGACAGTAGGGGGAGATTCCTATGAGTCCTTGGCCTTCTAACTACGGCAGTCAGGCATGGGACAGAGAGCACTTCGTCTCTCTCGTTAGCAACTTCCGAGAGTCGCTTGGCTTTGAACCAGCAGACACGGAGAGCACCTTCGACCCTTGGGATGCGGTATCATTGGAGGTATCAGGTCTCGATGTGCATGATGGCAAGCCTAACTACGCTTGGCTCAACATGTGGGACTATTGGATGTCACTACCTAGAGACTTCATAGAGCCTGTTGCACAGATACACAGCAAGCACGGCACCAAGAGATACTGTGCCATACAGTCCAGCACACACTCAGCCTCGTACTTCTACATGGTATTCAGGCATGTGTTCCCAGATGAGTGGGAGACATTGCCTCTCTATGCCATGCGACAGTACACCAAGTCAGCACTAGGGAAGATAGGGAAGAGACAGGGCTTCTGCGTCAACACCATCAGAGACAAGCCTCAGTTATTCGACAAGATGCTGAAAGAGGTCTTCCCTGACGGTGTGACCTTCGATGATTGGAAGAGGATGACGGTAGGTCGTGGTCACTCACAGAGAGGGCGCACAAGCATATGGGAGGAACTGAGAGAGGAGCATTGGTGGTTCCCATACACAGATGTGCTGTTCAACAAGCCCTTCAGAGTCCAGACATGGCAGTCCTTCTTGAACTTCAGAGACACTTGGGATTTCATTCTGCAGTTCCAGCGACACATTCACAGAGACGCTAAAGGTCGATTCACAGCG